TGATAATTTAGAACGATTAGCTGATAGGGGTATTACTGGAAAGACGATTGTATGTCTACATTTAAAACAAAGTGACACACCACTTCTAAAAACTAAGTTTTAACTGATTCTTTTTTAACCTTTTATAGAAACTAACACAAAATTTTAGTAATTTTTCTATCAATTTTAATTTATCTATTAAGAATATAATGGACTTTTTACCTGATGTTATTGGTGGTGATGAAAGTGATGAGAATGAAGTGATCCCCGAAGTTGTTAAAGTTGAATTAAATGAAGATGATGTGTTTGATGATGATTCACGTAAATCATCATTAAAAATGAAACCGGTTAAAGAGGAAGAATCTATCTTGCCTGAATCTTCTGATATTGGTGGATTAGATATACCTGAATCTGTTCCACCGGTTCAAGTTAAGAAAGATGAACCAATTAAGAAAACAAGAAAGAAACGTGTAATGACCGAAGAACAAAAAGAAAAATTAGCAGAAGCACGAAAGAAGGCTCTTGCAGTTCGTCGGGCTAATGCTGACAAGAAAAAGGAAATCAAGATGCTTAAACAAGCTAAACAAGATGAAGAGTTAGAAAATTTACGAAAAAGTGTGAAGGTACAACCGAAACCAAAACCTAAACCAGTTGAACAACCACCAACACCTAAACCAGTTGAACCATCTAAACCAAAGAAAGAATACCTATATACACAAGAAGACATGGATAATTTAACATTTAGAGCTATTGCTAATTATGATGAGATTAGAAAAGCAAGAAAGAAGGAGAAGGCTAAGAAACGTGAAGAAGAACAACATAAAACAAAAGAAAGACAAAAACTAATGAGTATGGTATCAAATAAACCGGTTTATAATAGTTCTGATGATTTTTGGGGTAATTGTTTCTAATCTAACCATATAATATCTCTAGGTAAATTCATCTTGAAGCACACATAACAGCAATACCACGACAACTTATCATATATCTTTTTCTCACCATCAATCCATTTGTAAAAGAATATTTTTTTAGTGGGTAATATAACCTGTAGATCACCATTAAATAAATTTTTCATATATTTAGTTTGTAATGATAAAGTGGGTAATATTAAAATAAATGGTTTATCTAATTCTTTTAATCTAATTAAGACATCTCGTTTAATAGAAAACGGCATGTTTGTTATTACTACATCATAATCGGGAGTATTTTTAAAAAAATCGCCTGTATTAGATTTAACTTCTTTACATATAGATTCTAAGTATTCTACCCCTTCATATTTACCATTACTGAATGGCTCCCATATAACTTTATCTTTTGGTATGAATTCTTGTATTCTCTCCCAGTCTTTTTTTAATGTATAAAACTCATCATCTTTTCCTTTCCCTTGATGTTTATTCACAAATACCGCCATTATATAATATAGTAGATAATAATTCTAAATCATTAAACTCATTTTACTCATATATGAGCAATTTACTCATATATAAGCAATCCATTAAATCACTATTTCATAAAACCTTCTTTACTTTTGTTAATCATTTATCCTAGACTTTTATAATTATATCTCTTTTTCATTTTACTCATATATGAGCAATTTACTCATATATAAGCAATTTCATTTATACGTTGTTTATATTTAAGATTAAAACTATCCATATATATAGATTATGAATATTCCCAATTTTGATAAATACATTATTGATGAAAATTATAAAGTTTATTCAAAAAGAACAAATAAACCAGTAAAAATAATTGTTGGTAGAGGGGGCTATTATACATTAAGATTGTATGATAATAACAATAAACAAAAATCTTTATTTTTACATAGAATAATTGCTACTATATTTTTACCAAATCCAGATGATTATCCTATTATAGACCATGTTGATAGAAATAGATTAAACAATAAATTAAATAATTTAAGATGGTGTAGTTATTCAACTAATTCATCAAATCAAGCAATTAGAACAAATAATAAAACGGGACATAAATTAATATCTTATGATAAAAAAAGAAATAGATATGTATATCATAATACTCCATTAAATATACATAAAAGATTTAAAACCAAAATTGATGCTTTATGTTATAAATTTATTATAAAGTTAAAAAACTAAATTATTTTATTGGTTATAATATAATGGAAGGTAAATCAAAACCAAAAGGTCTTAAAATATATAAGGTTAAGGACTTGGAAGACGCTAGTAAGTATCCTGAACTGAACCCGATACTTCCTCAGCCCCCATTCTTATTGATTGGATATGGTTCCGTTCGTAGTGGTAAAACTAACTCACTAATTAATATGATGAGACGTGAAGATATGTATGGAACTGATTATTGGGATGATGTTTTAGTAATATCTAACACAGCTGGAAATGACCCTAAAATGTATAAGTTTATGGGTGATGCTTTTAGACTTGAAGATCACTATGAAAATAGAATGATAGATGATTTAATAGCATCTCAAAAATCATATAGCCGTGAAGAGATGCCTACAACTCTTTTAATATTAGATGATATCATTTCTAAGGATTTTAAGAAATCATCTAGTAATGCTATTAATTCATTAGCTACAAGGTTTAGACATTTTGAGCTTTCAATCATGATATTTGTTCAGTCGGCTCGTGCCGTTAGTACTATGATTCGCTCCAATGCTACTAACATTTTGATATATCGTCAGCAATCAAATATGGAATGGACTAAATTGCAAGAGGAGTATAGTGACCTAGCACCCAAAAACTTTGCTAATTATTACAAGATTAGTCAACTAGAACGATACAACTTTCTCTATATTGATGGACAGCAAAACCCAGCTCATTTCTACTCAGGATTTTCAGAACTAATAGGGATAGGTGATAAGATGTTATGGAAAGGTAAACTACCGGACGATGATGATGAGGTTTTTGAGTGAAAATAAAATCTTTGATTAGTTATAATGGATAAAGTCATTGAACAATATCACAACAACTTTCCTAATTATAGCAAACTTATTGTGAATAAAGGTGTCATAGAAGGGATTTGGGTTATGGGAAACAATTACACAACAAAGACGGATTTGTATGGAGCTTATCCTTATGGATACTTAAAAAGGATATATAGTATGTTTCCTTTGATCCCCAAGAAATCTCTTCATTTATTCAGTGGTTCTTTACCTGATAGTCCTGAATATGATAAAGTTGATTACAATGTAGGGATTACAGCTGAAGAAATGAGTGATATATTACCCCATAATTTTTATGAAAGGATTTATGCTGACCCACCATATTCAGTTGAAGATTGTGAGAGATATGGTTGTTGTATGATAAAAAGAAATGTTGTTTTTAAAGAGTGTTTTAAAATCATGAAACAAGGAGGGATATTGATATGGTTAGATCAAGTTCTTCCAAATTACAAGAAGATTGAGTGGGACATTATTGGAAGAATTGGAATGGTTAAATCAACCAATCATCGTTTTAGAGTTATCACGATATTCCGTAAAAAGTAATTTTTTAACTATCTTTTTTTTAATATTTCATATAAATATAAATATGAACTTTGATAGACGAGTAAGGCAACCTATAGAGTATGCTGGGATTCAATCGGGAATCAACCAATCAAATCAATTAGAATTTAATGAAGGACAACAATTTCAAGCCATCAATCAACTCAATAATAGGAATATGGCTGATTATAATGATTTAGTGGATAGTTTACAAGCAGAAGGACGAGCAAAAGTCAAGGAAAAACAAAAGGAAGCAATATCAAAAGTAGGTGAATATGGTTCTGCTATTACTGAAAAATATAATGAATATAAAGACTTTATTAAAGAAGGTGGAAAAATATCAGAAGTCCCATCATTGAAGTTTGCTAGTAATGTTGGTGGTTTAGTTGGTAAAGCAGGTCAAGGTGTTAAGAGTTCTATAAGTTCCACCAATGAACCGGTACAGCCAACCGAGTTTGAGTTACAAGATTTAAGCAACCCAGCAAACAATCCAAGTCAAGCCATCGAACAACAAGGAATAGAAGGTGATGCCCCTAATCAATCTCAACCAACAGATACAGAACAACCGGAAAGCAACCAAACTGGATCAAGTGAAGCAGATGAAACACGGGAAGCATCAAGCAATAGTGGTGAAAATGCCGAAGGTGAATTGGATGCTGGTGGTGAACTAGAAGAAGCAGGTGAAGAAGCAAGTAAAATCGGGAAAATTGGTAAAGGTGTAGCTAAGGTCGGTGGTGCATTGTTTTCAGCTACAATGTTAGGTTCAGACATTTATGATCAAGTTAAAAGCAAATCTGTATTCTATGGTGAAAATACTGGTGATAAAGTTGGAAACTTCATGAATGAAATTGGTTCGGGTGCTGATTTGCTTGGTGTTGCTACGGGTGATCCATTATTAGTGATGGCTGGTGTGGGTCTTGGTGCTGTGGGTGGTTTAGTTAGTGATATATCAGAATTATTTGGTCATCATAAAAAACAACAAGAACCGCCACCACCACCTCCCTCAGTTGTACAAGCACCGACACAGGTGAATCTTGCTGGTGCCGGTGGAATTGTTCAAGCTCAACCATCAACATTAAGAGCAGTTGAATCGGGAGCTTGATTACTTATATATGAGTAATTTACTCATATATGAGTAAAATGAAAAATGATAAAATTAGAATTTAAATCTCATATAAATATATGGATGAATTTGATTACTATATTTTAATAGCAGTTGTTTTGTATTTAGTTGGTTGGTTAAAATTAGTAAGTTTTTTCTTTTGATTTTTTTTTAGTCATCAATTTTTATATTTATAAGATTATTAATATGACGTCTAGATATTTAGAATTAGCACCCAGCAACAAGAGTTCTGATAATACCTATGCTTTCCGCAAGGGCTATGCCCAGCTTGACTTCCGTATCCCCGAAGGTTCACACGTATTAGATCCTCACTCGGTTCGGCTTGTTGGTGATATTCGTTTTTTCAAAGCAGATGCTACACCCCCAACTGAATTAGCTGGTGGAGATGTTCTTTCATTAAGTTCCAAGATTGGTGTTTATTCTGTAATGCAGTCTCTCATTTGGAAATCCGGTCGTACATCAACCACAATTTCTCACGAAAAGAATTATAACCGATGGATGAGTTCCTATCTTGCTATTACTGGCGGAATGGAAGATTCACTTGGTCATCTATCAGAATCAGCTTTAACTCTTCCTAACTTTGAAGCTTGTAAAGAATCCGTTGTTTGTAAACCTGAAAAATCGTCTTTCTGTGTCCCCTTAATTTGTGGTCTCCTAAATGCTGGTCAAAGCTTACCACTAACTCCTAATACTCTAGGATCTCTTGATTTAAGCATAATGCTTGAAAGTGATTCACAAGCTCTCCAAGTATTACCAGTTGATTTTGAGAATGACCCTGATGTTGCTGACTATTTATCGGCATTCTATCAGTTAGAAAATGTCCGTCTCGTTTGCTCTGTAATCACTCCGCCTCCTGATGAATTATCCCGCCTCATGTCCCAAAAACAGGGAGCCATGACCTATCAATCTATTCATAGTTTCTATGATACGGCTAACAGCAACAATATCCAATTATCTATGAATTTAGGTTTATCTAAGGTCAAGTCACTATTTATCAATATGATATCCTCTGATAAACTCAACAACATTGGTGCTGATTCATTTGCTACTCTTCCCCCAACTAACCTTGATGGAACACAGGGAGCGGTTGAGAAAATCACCTTCCTTCGTGGTGGAACTATTTTCCCCAAACTTTTCCCAAGAAATACAAATGTTAAAGAAACAACCAATACTTCTGTATATGATCCAGTATTATTTAGAGATTACATCCAAGCTGTATCTAAGTATGATCACAACCGACACAATCTAGGTGGTTTAACTAATGCTAATCGTGGATGGTTAAGCAAAGTTTCGGCTGGTGGTGTGAATAAGGGTGTCCCGTATCAGTTTGTTCAAAATGGCGGTGTTTTCTTTGGTATTGGTCTCAATTATGATAATTATCTGAATGGCTCGGGAGTAGATCTTAAAGAACAGACCTTCGGTGTCTCTATGGAATGTGGTTTAACTTCGTCTAATGCTCAATCAATATTTATGTTCGTTAATGCTGAATCAACTATTCTATATAATGAATCGGGTGTTCAATTATTAAGTTAATTGATTTTTTAATTTTTTAAGTTATAGTTTTTTTTATATTTCATATAATTATAAATATGATGAGTGAAGTGATGAAACCTGATGCTTCTGACACTGCACGTGCCGATGATAATTCTTCTAAACAGCCATCCATTCTTAACATTAAGTCTATGGAAACGAATACACTGATGAGAGTGGAGAGTGATATTCTAGAACCCCTAACATTCAGCCAGACTGAGTGTGTTTTTGAATTACAGCCAAAAGGGTTTTTACACCCCGGCTCTTCTGTAATGGTTTCCCTTGATGCTGGAAGCACGGATGCTCTTAAAGATGCTTTCCCTTACACCAATGTTGGTATTCATTCTCTCGTTCGTCGTGCTGTTTTAAGGACGACGGCTGGTCGTGTGATTAACGATACGGATGACTGGAATGATTTACAAGCTGTCCGTTCGATGTTTGTACAGAATTCTATATGTAAAGAGAGAGAGCAGTTCCTCACAGGTAGACAGACTGATTTTGATTTATATTATGATGCTGATAGTGATGTGAAAGCATCTTTCTATGGTCTAGGTAATGGTTTAGAATTAAACAGAGCCACGGGTGATGTTGCTGTAGTGGGTCGTAATGGTTTATCTACTCAACCAGTAATTAGAAACAAAGCTGAACCTGAATTCCAGCTGAAATTACATGACCTATTTAATTATTGCCGTGCTGGAAACCAGCTCCCCCTTTTCCTTCTCCCTGATGAACGAATCCAAGTTGTTCTATATTGGAGTGAGGAAGCAAAACGTCTTGCTCTTCCGTTAACTTCTGATGCTTCTAGCCCAGCATCGTTCCAAATCAAGAAACAGCAGTGTAAATTTATAGCTGATTACAGCTTCTATTCGGGTGAAATTATGGAAAAATTTGCTGATGAATTTGCCCAAGGTTTAACTTTCTCCTACACCGATTATCTGTTATCCAAGCAGTCGGTCAATCAAGCCGGAGCCTTAAACAATGTTAGAAATCTAGGTGGTAATGGTATGGTCGTTGATTCTGTATTATGGAGTATGAATGTGGATGCTTTTAGTGATACGAGCCTTCTTGGTCGTTTCACGGGTGAATCTCCGGTTGCTCTAGGTGGTTCCGGTAATCTTGATAAAAATGTAATGACGACAAATCTATTTGTAAATAGTGAATTCTTATATCCCCAAGATATTACAAACCCAGCGAGGCAATTCCACAATCTCAAAGAAGCAGAAGGAATGGTTCCATTCGTATCTAGAACTCTATATTCGGGTCAGGGAGACGAAGCAATGTCTAATGCTAACTCCACTCAATATGAAGGTCGGGGTCAATCCACCGATTTAGCTGGTAAGTTCTTTCATCAAGGTTTTAGAACTTCGGGACTTGCTACTCGTGTAGACAATAGGGGTATAGATTTGCATATGTCAGCCTCTATGGAAGATAGAACATTTACACAGAGAGCTTGGCTTGAGGTCAAAAGGTATGTGGTTATCTCTGATGGGCATTTGGAGTGCTATTTCGTATAAAAAAAAATATAGTATAAAATATATATGAGTCATATATATAGATGGTCAAAAAAGTCAAGATTACTTATAAAGGTGAATCAAGAATGGTTCCCGAAAACTATGTCAAAGGACTTAAAGGATATGAACGAACCAAACAAATTAAATCTATATTTGAAGGAAAGAAACGACCCGAAACATCATTTAAATCCAAAGAATCTACGTGGACTCAAAAGTTTAATAAAATTTATGGAAAACGATTAGATGAAATGAAGGGGGGTCGGTCTAAAAGAAATATTGCTAAAATTACTGGAATCCCTTACAAAGCTATTGATGAAGTCTTTCGTAAAGGGGAGGGAGCCTACTATTCAGCAGGATCTAGACCGAATCAAACACCTCAAAGCTGGGCCTATGCACGCTTGTACTCGTATTTATTAGGGGGTAATGCTAGAAAGATTGATGCTGAAATAACGAAAAAATACAACGTTGATTTTAAATCTATGAAGAAGTAAATGGTGTTTGTTCAGATAAAACCTTCAACAACAAAAGCAAAGAAACTAATGGCTGTTTTTTATGATGAAAAAAAGAAAAAGATAAAGACAACTCATTTTGGTCAAAAAGGATTTAGTGATTTCACAATTCATAAAGATAAATCAAGAAAAGAGAAATATTTAACTAGACATAGAGCAAGAGAGAACTGGGATGATTACATGACAGCTGGTTCACTGAGCCGTTGGATTCTTTGGAATAAACCAACATTAAACGGATCTATAACAGATTACAAGAAACGATTTAATTTAAAAACATATAAACCTTAATTTTCATTTTACTCATATATAAGTAATTTACTCAAATATAAGCAATTTACTAAATCAATATTTTTCGTAGTTTTTGGTTTATTTACTGACCAAAAATATATTCTACTATATTATAATATGAGCTTTGCTAATTTAACTTTGTTAGAATGTAATAGGGAACAATCAGTTCAAAAGGGCAGAGAGTTTGATAATAATGCTATCTTTACAAATCGTATGGGTAGAGTCATTGAGCTAGATGTTGGTGATACTATAGAAGTCAAATCAGCCTTCATCAATAAACGTGGTTGTGCTAATCCTGACTCAATTGAGTTTAAAGGTAAGACACTAGGGGTTGATGCTACCTTTACACAAACGACTCATGCTACAACACAACCAACATCATACTCACTAGATAATAAATATCCACCGGTTTTATTTAAACCAACCGATAGACCAACAACAGACCCCGCCGATCCTGATGTAATTGACCCACTTGTAGAAGAGATTCCACAAGATAGAATCGTATTTAAACAAATATACAATGAAGATGTATCAGTATCTTTGAAAGATAATGAAGCCTATTTGGAAACACAACTCTATAAAACTTCTGATGGTGAGTCGTATGTATATCATCCAAGAAAACATTTTCGGGAAGTGTATAATGCTATTAGTTTCACTGGTGAAGTTGTTTCAAGTCCTTATTACCCCGAAGCACATTATATCCAAAATTATTATACAAGACCCGATTTTGATATTGATTTAAGAGATTCAGCACACGGCGGAAGATTTTTTTATGAGAAGGGAATTTTAAGTGGTGATTGTCGTTATAGTCCCGAAGATAGTTTCTTCTTTGGAAAGGGTTTTGCTGGATATGAGAACTATAAGAAAATGTTTTTAAAGGAAGATTATCATAATGTTTTTCAGGAAATCACTTTCACTGGGGATGCTTATCCAACAACGAAAGCAAATAATTCTGTGTATTCCATAGTTGATAATAATGACGATTATTTGAGAAATACTCTATATGGTTATAGGAAATTAAAACCGAAAAATGATTGTAAAAAGTTCTTTGTATTTGAGAGAGAATATGACTGGATGATGTATAAAGAAGGTGATGATGTACCATCCTATACATTTATCGAAGATGATGGCTCAACCACCGAGATCACTGCTAAATTGTGGTTTAATGCTCTTGATGAAAATGATGGTCTTGATTTACCTACATCATTTCCCAATAGATTTAAGAGACCGGCATTTCGTTCACCTGCTTTATTTCCCTATATTAAAAAGGTCAAACTCAATAAAATTGAAGTTGATACAGGATACTCAACACCTCAAAGTATTTCAGAACAAATAACTAAACAACTACAAAAAGAAGATGCCGACAATCCAATCATATACAATAAACAAGGGAGATATGATTACACCACATCATTAGAAACTGGATACTATAAACCCGTCAATTGTGCTACAACAGACTTTAATTTAGTCAATTATAGGAATTATTTCAATATTCCTTTTGGAACAGATGACACAAGAGACATGGAGTCAGCTTTTAAATGGTGGAAATCATTTAATACTATTCTCATAAAAAGACCCGACTTATATGAATATGGAACGAAGATAAACACCAAGTTTGGATTTGTTGGGACTATTCCCCAACAATTAGCAGACCCACCCATAGACCCAAGAAATCCGCCTGACAATCTAGGTTTTGGAATAAGAAACTATATCTTAAATGATATTGAATATGATGCTACACTCAAAAACAATTTATCTAATCCAATCGTTACATCATGGATATATACAGAGCATAACTTAAAAATGTTAAGTGAATTGTTTGATATACAAGGACGATATCCTGAATTATTCTTTGATGAAAGTAAGAGTTTAGAAGACAACTATCCATTTATGAATATAGCAGTTGTGTCGGAAGAAGGTGATACTATATGGATGGATCCCGCAACTATAGACAATAGCCGTTTTTTACATATCAATCGGTTTAATACTCACACGACGGGAGATGATTATACTGGTGGAAATGCTTTTGATATTCTAGGTGATGATGGATATGTTAAGTTTACATATAATAATGGACAAGCAGGAGCAAATCTCCGGACATTCGATACAGACCACAGAACAACAGCTTTCTTTTTTAAATATGATAAAACATATAGGAATATTGACACGGGTGGAGAATCAAGAGAAAAATTGTCTTATGGATTTGCTACAAAAACAAGAACGACTTATGGAGTTGGTGGAACAGAAGAAGATTACATCACTTTACATCCTGAACTTGTGAATGGTTTAAGACCCGAGATTTTTAATATGAGAGGAGGAATGCAACCATTTACATCTGCCGGAGCGGAAGGGGACGGAGTTTCTGTATGGGATGCTGGTAATATAAATGGGAATACTAATGGAAATGGAAAACCAACGATGATTGGTTGGGATTATCACTTCTCATCGTGGGGAAATGTTGTGATGTCTTTAACAACTGGAATGGGTTTAACGGGACAGACCATAACAAATAATCAATATAAGAGTATTGATACAAATGAATCTTTCCAACAAGCAGGGACAGATGCTACACCTCTTATCCAAAAGAGTTATATAGGAGCCAATGATATAGCATTAGAATACGATAACGTGAGTAATCGGTTTGGATTCTCGTATTTACATAGACCCAATAATGTTGGAAACATTTATGATGCTGGTGCTACTTATGTAGATAGTCATGGAGATCCCATAACATCAAAACCCATCAACTCAAATGCCGATGATGAAGTTATTAAAATCAATCCCCGAACTTTAAAATGGAACTGGTGTAATGAGATGGTGCCTTATATCTTCCAGAGTGGGAAAATCAGTGGAATTGGTGGTGAGATAACAGCACCGATTACATTAGACCCAATGAATATGAACTTCTCAGCTTGGGAGTATTATGATTCTCGTTGTGGTGTATCCATCAATTTTGGAAAAACCACAAAGATAGATCAAAACAAATACAATATAAGTCAAAGACAAATATGGAATAATTCTTTGTTGGGGATTCTTGGGTTTAGTTATGATCAATTTAATCCAACTGAAATCACATCAAAAAATAATCAAATAGCAAGAGTATCTGATAGAAATATAAATGGATTATCTAATCCTTCGACGAATGCTGATTTTCTAAATACGAATCTCAATAGTTTTGTCATCAATCCGTTTGGTGCCGTCCAACAAGGAACACAGCTTCCTTTTGCTTTAGAAGTTGTTTTACAAGATGCCTTATCATATAAACCGAATGATTCTACAAATGTTCCTATGCTGAATCTACCAGCAATAACACTCCCAGCATCATCCGTGAAAATTGAAGGTGTGAATCTTCCAAGAGTTTCACTAAATCCATATATGACTATTAGAAGTGATATCATGAGACCACAGAAATATATTGGTGGTTTAAATTCAGGTTTAAGTCTACCGGTTTGTGCAGTTGTAGATAGAGCTAATGCTGAAAAGGATTATGTCCAGCTGATCGGTTCAGAAGTGTATACAATAACAGAGCCTATGAAGTTCTCATCAATAACAACCATTATCACAGACCCCGATGGAACGTTGTCTTTGCTAGATGAAGGTTCATCAGTTATCTATAAAATATCTAAGGCTGATAGTCTATCAAGATATAACATTCTTGATGATTTTAAAAAAATGTTAAGTGAAAAAAAATGATGGTTAAGTTATAAAATGGAAACAACTAAACAAGAAGAAACTAAGGTTGCTCGTAAATCAACTGGTAAGATGACCGATGAACAGAAGGCTCAACTAAATAAACATATGGAGAAACACAAGAAAGCAGGGATGAGTGCTAGTGATATGAAGCAACACCGGATGCGGATGATGGGTCGTATGAGAAAGGGGATGTCTGTACAGAAGGCTCATGCCGATATAAAAAAATCATATTAATAAATTGCTTATATATAAGTAAATTACTCATATATGAGTAAAATGAATAAACAAAGAATTACAGAAAGTATGGGATAAAGAATTACAAAAAGTAAAGGAGGTTTCATAAAATACTGATTTATTGGATTGCTTATATATGAGTAAATTACTCATATATGAGTAAAATATTTCATTAGTTAAATTTAATTATGAAATGTCCTTTCTTCACTTCAAGCTTAAACTGATTCTTCTTTTTTAATTTTGCTTTAATCTCTAACTCCTTCTTAACATGAAGGGGAATATCAACAACTATCTCTCTTGGTTTATGTGGATATTCATTAAGTTCTTTGATTGCTTTTCTAACTGATGGGATAGCCCCGAACTTCTTCACATAATCAGCATCTCTATATAGTTCATCAATATTCTTATATTCACTCAAAGATATATCATAATTATTACGGCAAAAATGTTTAATTTTCTTACAAGTATGAATCACATTATTCTTTTCTTTAATGCTTAGTAGTTTGTTTGGATTTGGATTGATAAGACAATGTTTTAATTCTACTACATTATTGAAGGGTAGATGTAAACTAGGCTCAATACTATCGAGTGTATTGATATGATGTACCATTATACCGGCACAATCAATCTTCTTGTATTGTTTAGGATTTGATATATCAAGACCTAACAAATCAATCATTTTGCACAGCTCATTCTTACTCCAAGATTTATGTATAATCATTATAAGTTATACAAAGAAAAAAATTTTATCTGAATAACCATATATTACGTATACCAACTATTTCTTTTTAGATACATTAGATTATGGTTTGCCTGTAATCTTAAAACAATAATAAACTTAAAACATATAGCCTCAATCTTAGAGTGAAATACTTTACAAACATAATATTTGCTCTGTCTGTTTATAAGCTTGTAATATTTCCATGATTTACAATTAGAATTGGTTTTAATATGAGTAATATTCCTTATATTCATATGAAAAAATCTTAAATTGTTATCTTTATATAGTTTAAATATCCCATAAATCTTAAATTGTTCTTACTTAAAGACAAAAAGACATATAAATTGATCAATTTATTAGTTATTTTTAAGTATTTTCAGCATAAATCAAGACTTTAAGTATATTTTAAGACTATTTAAAGAACAAATCAAGATTTTCGCTATTTAAAGATATAGTTTTATACTATACCATAATATATAATGACAGACATTAATGAAGGCATACCTCCACAGCAAAATAGAGAATATGAACTATATGTCCAGTATTGTATTATGTGTGATGAAAATAAAGAGTTCCTCAAAGCCATTACTGGTTTGATGAACAATCTACAAAGTAGCGATAATGATGAATGTAAAAAGATTCTTAATGATTTCATGAGTAGTGATTTATATGAGGACTACATACAAAAACATTTAACAACTTTCAACGAATAGACATAAAACCTTCTTTATCTTTTTTTAATTTAATATCTTCATAAACCACTTCACTATCAGAATATTCTTCTGATGATGCTGTGCTTTCTATTTCATAATTAGTATCACCCTTCTCTATTAAATCGGTGAACACTTTTAGAAGATCAACTCTATCTTTTAATAACTCACATATCTCATCATACATTCCCAATATTTCTTCATAATCAAGTGTAGGTGAATTAAAGCTCATTTTACTTATACATATATTTTATTTTTGAGAAATTATCCGTGCAGTTTATTCACCCTCAATTCTTTCAACTGCTACATCATAAATGTTTGAATCTAGTTCAATCCCTATGAACTCTCTATTCATATTCTTACAAGCAACTCCCGTGGAACCTGAGCCCATAGTTGGGTCAAGTACAACATCACCTTCTTTGCTGTAATACTTTAATACCCATTCCATTAATGCTACTGGCTTCTCTGTTGAATGTTTACCCTTTGTTGATTTAATTTCTAACAAAGTATTTGGTAATGGTGGATTATACATACTCTCACCATTTTTTCTTTTAAAATCGGGTCTATCTATATTACCATACATAGTAGAATTATTCTGATAGTTTTCACTTGGTCTCATTTCAGGTTCAGGTTCAGGTTCAGGTTCTTTCACAACTGAGACTGGGAGCGGTGGTTCATAATGAGGCTCGTTCTTTAATAAACCATTACGACTAACTTTACTATATAACCCCCCTTTATTTTTATATTTTTCATCTAACTCTTTTGATTCTTCTTTGATGAATTTATGCTTATGACTAGATAAATCATAAAAAGGTAACTTCTCATAAAATACATACACGAGTTCATGCTTTCTCATAGGCATCTTTTTAGCTGATAGGAAACCAGCAGGAGAAGATTTCACCCATACTAAATCATATCTAAAATGACATTTCTTCGGTGCTGATGTAATTAGTGAAACACCAAACTTGGTTGTTGTTGTAAAGAATATCGGTGTTCTAAGTTTCTTGATTCTCATTACTTCTATCCAAAATTTATCTAAATCAATTTTTATATCCCATTTACAGCTAGTTTGGTTATAGGGCAAATCACAGAAGATTAAATCAACACTATCATCAGCTATTTGTTTCATAAGTTCTAAGCAATCCCCATTTAATAATAACGGCATTTATACTATCTCAAAGATTTTAATTTTATGAAGTAGACTTAATATTTTGGTGCGGATAATTTGCTAAATATTTTTTTCTAATCTATATATAATGACCAAATACTCACAAGCTTATATTTACGGAATTAAGTGCAATACTACAAATTTACTCTATATAGGTTCATCTATGGAACCCATGAATACAAGACTCACCAAGCATCTAACAGATTTAAAAGGTTATCTAGGAATCAATCCAAGACCCCGAGCTTATCGTTCATCATTCGAAGTATTGATGAATGATAACTATGAAATGTTTAAAATAGAAGAATATTCATGTGAAACCAAAAGAGAATTAGAAATCCGTGAAGGTTTACACATAATTAAAAATAAAGGTTGTGTCAATAAAAGATTACCTTGTAAATTAAATCCGGATGATTATCAAGAAGACTTGTCATCGTTGCCTTCTTTTATATAAACATTATTCATTGTCTCGACTGAATGACCGGTGACCTTAGACATCTCTTCTTGTTCTTTTTTTAAGTCCCCGAATTTATGGCTCAAAACTATCTTTCTCAACATAGTTGTTGATATTGATTTACCATCTAAATATCTTTTTGAAAATTTAATAAGTAATTGAGATATTTGATTCCTTGTTAATTCTTTTCCTGTGCTTGATTTAAATAGAACACCCATACCATTAATTTTAAGATAGGCTCTCAATAATTTCTCTAAGTCTTTTGGAACATCAAAACGAAGTTCTTCATATTTGGATTGTGTTTTGAATTTATTGAGAACCATAAACATTTTACCCTTCTCAACTACTAGATAATTTTTAGCCTTCTTATCTGCTTCGGTTAATTTATTATAGGCTCGTTTTGTAATTGCTTCCATTCCAGCTACATCGTTTCTCATAGGAAGCCTTATATGTATCTGATAAATGATATATATTTGTAATAACATCTTATCCTTAGCTGATAGTTCACGTTTCTTAAACCCTTTAAGGTCTTCACCCATCTTATTTATCATTTTCACAAGGTCTTCATAAGGTACAAAGTTCTTCTCTTGTTTGTCTGATATTTTTCCTGTAGCATTCTCATCTTCGTATTGTTGATTTAAGTCATCTCGCTTGGATTGATACTCTTTTAAGAGTTTATCATATTTGTCATCATGATTGAGAGCTGATAAAAGAATGATGATAGCATTTAAGTAATTCCGGATTGTTGTGAAATGTTTATCCCCTATCTTATCCATAACTTCACCAATATCTTTAAGAAATGAGTAGTTGTCTGTTTCAAACATCTTTTTAAGTTTATTCAGGTTAGCTTCATAAGATTTAATAGTTGTATCCTTAATATTAGGTCTAGATTTCTTAATTGTTTCTTTTAGATTTTCTACTTCCATTATATACTAATTAAGATTTTAATTCTTTAATATAAAACTCAAAAATATAAATTACTTATATATGAGTAAATTACTCATATATGAGTAAAATTGATATTTGTTTTGATGCGGTTAATACTTAAAAATATAATCTATGTTATAATATAGAAATGACTGACATTTACAATGAAGAGAAAATCAACAAGATTATTGAGATATATAAGAAGAGTCGGGAAAGAGACAGGAAGAAGTATGAGAAGAAAAAGAATGATCCTGCTTTCATTGAACAAAATAGAGCAAGAGCAAAGGCTCATTATGAAGCACATTATAGAGATGTGAAAAAGGATAATTATAATAAGAATAAAGAATTTATCAAGGCAAAGAGTTTGTTTTATTACTATAGAAAAACAAACAGAATTGATGAATTCAAATCCAAGTTTCCTGATAAAGTTGAACTAATGGAAACTCATGGATTCGTTGTTGGTTCCGGTTCGGGTTGAGGTGGACATTCTTCATCATCACTTTTATAAATTATGACTTCTTTTAATCCATTGCATATTATCGGTTTCCTCACATTCGGATAATCAGCATTAAACTTGTTATTAAATGTATTTATGATATCTCTATCAATATTCGGGGATGATTCTAATAATCTATCATATTCAGCCCTAGATACTTTTAAGAAATCACGGCAATTCTTTCTTTTAGAATCTTTAAGTGCTAATTCTATTTGAATATTACGAGCAAACTTAGACCAACTAACACATGAAATTCTATGACTCTCATATATCTCAGCATACTTTAAGAATGAAAGAAGTGTTCCAAGTATTCCAGCAAATATATTGATACCACCCACACAAGCAGAAGCAACTGGTCTCTGTTCATCACTTATAAATGAATCCATACCAAAATTAGCTGTACCGGTTAACGTTGATATAATAATAATTGGTATAGATATGTTGTGATATTTCTTCTTATACTTTCGTTCTGAATAACTATGAAGCCAAGAATAACACAATCCTATCTCAGCCCATTCTGACAACAACTCTTCAATTTCGTCACTCCATTTCTCAATCTTTTCATCCTCAATACTTCTCGGTGTTTTCAAGTCAACATCCATATTGTTATTTATAAGATATTTTTTATAAGAATCATTTTTTTATCTCTTATATTGATATAATGGAGAATCGGTCTCAAAGGAAAAAGAATACTGAACTATTAGAAGATATTCAACTATCGTTGAAAGGGCTTCTAAGTGAAACTGACCAAATGAAACGTGATATCCTTTATATCAAAACACAAATACAATTTAACGATAAAGTCAAGCAAGATCTCCAAGAACTAAAACAAAATGAACTTATGGATAAAGCTTCTTCGGGCTGGTTTTGGTCTTGATTTTCTCTATTCTTTTTTTAAGTTTTTTCTTTTTTTAATTTTTATATTTAAGAATAATATAAAATGAGCGGAACCTATTGGAGTGTTGGAGATAAAGTGAATATTAAGCAGACTGATATTGAAATCAAGTGTGAAGGTTCTGATGAGTTTAGTGAGAATCAAGTTATCGGTATATACATCCCCCCAAGTGTATCACTCTATTCGGGTAAAGATAC